ACTGTTTTTTCTAAAAACATATGTGGGTGTGTTGAATATGTTCATAGAATTATAGCTAACACTGAATATGAAGCAAAGGTTCTTTTAGAAAATTATTACGACTTAGTAGAATTTTCAGATGCTACAACTTTAGGAATATTTAGTGAATCTACACTGAACTTATATAGTTCTTGTTTAGATTGTGGTAATGATTCTAATAGATTAGAATACACGCTTCCATATATAGAAGAGGCCATTCCAGAAAATCCTGGGCCAAATTTAAAAGCTGAAAAAAATTACAAGCTAGATAATTTATCTAAGCCTCTATTGAGAACTAATCCAAAACTCAGTACTAATGTTAAGTTAGTAGTAGATAGCGAGGATAGAATATATTTTGATTCAATAAATGCGAATAGAGGGCTCGCCGATTCTAGATATAAAAAATATGAATTAAGTCCTAGTTCTAAGTTTTCTTATGATTTAGCATCATATTATAGAAATACGTCTACTCCGATAGATTCTACATTTGATACTAAAAGAAATTATTCTGATTACTCGGTTTTAGATGATTATTCTAAACAATTTGAGGAAGATTATCATTACGGTACTCGTGTTAATTCTTCTAAGCTGTATAGTGAAGATTATAGAATGATGGCACCTATTTGGTTAGATAATAATCTTCCAACGAAATTTGTTATCTACAGAGTAGAAGATCCTCTTCCAAAAACTAATTTCACGGATTTATCTGATGATAAATTAGATAGAATTACAAAAATTACAAGAAATTCTAAAATTGTTAAAGTTTTTGATTTAAGTAATTCCTCATCGATTGGTAAATATTTAAGATCGCACGTACAGGATGAGTTTTTCCCTGAAACTCCATTAACTATCACTATGGAGGAAGGAGAAAGTTCAACTTTTAATGGGATTGATTTATTAAAAGGAGGTTTTGTTAATAAGCCAGAGTTTATATACGATGATTTTGTTAAAAAGGATTCTCCATTAATAGATGAGAATGATTTTATAACTGATGGATTTAGAAGAAATAAAGTTGCATGTGCAAATCTAGTAAACTTAGAGTTTATGTTTAATGATGAGGATGCAAAAGACTATTCTGTAAATAGATATTTTGGACTATATGTAGATGATTTTGATTCAGGTACTGGAGAGATAGCTTATATAAAAAATGGACTAATTAAATTTAAGTCATTAGACTCATATTTAGGAGGAGAAGATCCGACATTCTGTATACCTGAATATAAACTACTTCAAAATGCTGGGGTATTATCATATGCCAGATTAAATCAAAAATTCTATAATTTAGATGCTGCAAATGCGTATACCGCTTCAAGATATAATGTTTCTATAAAAGCAACTGACTCAGAAATAAATTCGATGCTTGGTATTACCAGTAAGAATAAATCATTATCTATTATTGAAAACCAAAAAGCAGGTAAAGACTTTATTAAATTACAAGTTGTTGATACTCCAAATAGTAATGATATTATTAGAGTTAGTAAAGTTAAAAAAGAGGCGGTTAGGTTTAAGATTATAAAAAATGTAGGAAACGAAACTATATCGATTTCTGATGAATTTGGTAATTATATTGAATTTACTTCTGGACAAGATTCAAATTCTACTTGGTTATCATTAAATTCTAAGTGGATTGACATTCCGGTTAATCCTCAAAACTATCCTCAGCAAACTCTAAATTTCTATGCTAGATATAGTTTAAGTTTAGAATCTAGTGATCTAGCAGAAAGCGTAGTGATTAGGGAAAGACTTACAAGCTTAGTTGATAATAATATAAATGTTACAACAGTTTCTAGTATTATCGCATCTAAAGAGATATACACAAATGTTAATCAGTTAGAAGGAATATTTTATGCCGATAATTCTGGTAATATTCCTAAAAAAGGATTTACTTCTAATAGGTTTTCAGCACTTGGTAGTTTTTCAGACATTGCGTTTTCAATTGCTGGTATAATTAGAAATAATACAGATTATGATGCGTACAACATTGACAATAATATTTTCATATTAAATAATGTTGATGGATATAAATTAATGGATTCTACAATATTGATTTCTAATAATAATGGTACTCAATTTCTAGAATCTGATTTAATGGACGTCAATAACAATTTAGAATTAAGTAATGATATTCTAGATTACTATACTTCCTATTATTTTACAGGAGGCCACTCTTCAAAAAAATCAGTATATGTTAATAGTGATGTTATATCTGAAATAGAAATTGGAGACTACTTACCTACTAAATATAAAGAAAGGTATAATAAAGTTTTAGATATTGTTGAAGATCCCGACTTAAAGGATAATTACTACAAATTAATTTTAGAATCAAAGAATGATTTAGTCTCTGGAGATTATTTAGCATATGTTAAAAACAAGATCTATCTAGGTTTATTTTCAGCATATGACATATATGACATGAATTTTGATTTTTATGATACCTCTAATTCCGAACTAAAGGAATTAAATTATGAAACTCGTGAAAATATTAATTATGCGCCATATGAAAATTCAAGTATTGGTAATCTAGATCAAAGTGAAATATTATCTTCTGATTTTGGATTAAATCCTAGAGAATATTTTTCAAATCTTTTACCAATATTAAAGGACGAAGATTCAAAAGAGGATAATCTTGAAAAGATATATTCAGAATATGATAGATTAAAGGAAAATTACCTAAAAGAATTTTCAACTAATTCGAGAGTTGTTCCTAACATTAATAAGTGGGTATTAAAAGATACTTTAAATGTTAGAGAAGAACCTTATTATTTAAATACAAATGAAGCGTTCGGTAGAACTAATTTTTCTCCAGATATTAGAGTTGAGGGTAGAAATAGAGATGCATTTACACATGAGTGGTTTTATTTAGATCAATGGCCTGAATATTTCACGTACGATATGCATAATGATGGTTTTAGTTATATTAATTTTGTTGAAGGATTTGAGTTAGATAGATCAACATTTATAGATGTTGATAATGACTATTTTGATCTATTCATGGTTAATGACGGTAGAGAGCTTACGGTTGAATTTGAAGATCCTAGTGATCCAAATGCTACATTAAGCACGGTTTTCTTTACAAAAACTAATCTATCAAAAAAATATACCATTATATCAGGAGGATCAACTGATGATTTTGCAAGTACCATATTTAAAGGTTTAAAGTTTACCTTTAAAGAAAAGAAAGACTTAAATTCAAATAATTCGGAATCTGTTAAAAATTCTAAGTTTAATGGTTATAAGTTTAGTACAATTGTAAAAGTAAATAATTCATCTAATACCAACAGCATACAGTATGAATTTATTAAGAACGAGAAATTCAAGTATGTTATTTTCTATATACAGCTTAATATTGAAGACTCTTTTATCGGTGATTACTTAAACAGAAAATACCTATATGAACTTCAACATAAAATAGTTTTAGACAACGATATAAATGGTCAGCCATTCTATAGATATGCAGATGTTGGAATCGACGGTGCGATTGAGGTTTCTTCTATCAACTGGTCTCCTTCAGCGTTCCCATATATATTAAATGGAATTCCACATAATGATGGAAGTTTACCTGCATTTGATACACAGATGGCATCTACTGAAGATGGAAGCTATGGTAGGTTAAAAATAGATTATGGATTTGGAACTTATTATTATTTAGATGTTGTTAAAGTTATAAGTGTAGATCAAATTCAAGTTTCTGGGGTACCTTACTACTACGATCAAAATGGAGTAATTCAAGTCGTTAATCCATATACAATTCCTATTCAGGCACAGTCTAACGCATCGTATACATATGAGGGTGGTGGAGTAAACGCTCACCAAATATTATTATCGCAACTTTCTGCAAGCAATGTATTTGATAAGATAAATACTGGATCAGAAGATATAAAATATACTATTATCGATTCCTTTGGAAATGAAATATCTAATAAATTTAGAGTTAGAATTGATGATGGTAATGAAATAATAAAGAACTCGAGTATAATTTCTGAAATAGACACAGATACTCCAAAGAGCTATAAGCTAAAAAAGGAAACAATAGGATATACTTTAGAAGAAGGACAAAAATATTATCCATTCTTGATTAGACATAATGGAAAATATACGGTTGATTTGACTCCGGTTGTTACGTTTACTGATATTTACTCGTTTAACAAAGTCATTAGAGATCAAAGAGAATACGATCCTTTATTTAAAAATTTAAAAGAGCCTTACTATAAACTTAATCTATCTACAAACTACGATGTTAATAAATCTCTTGCGTTTTACAATAGGTATAATCGATTAGGAGTTGCATTTAACGTAGGATTTATTTCTGATAAAGGGAAACACGATTCAGAGTGGGGTTTAATTAAAAATCATTTTTATCACAAGGTAAATGATATTAATACAATTGGAGTTACTAAACTTACAGAAAGTAGTAAATATTTACCTCAATATCCTTTAATAGGTGAGACTGCTATTGATAAGCGAGATATTAATGTATTTAAATCATCATGGGAAGATGGTTATTATATTAGATCTAGGGCAGGTGGAGAAATAGATTACTTACCGGGTACTGTAGAGACGTTAGAAGAAAAATCATATTTAGGATCTACTGTTATTAAATATAAGCCTTCATATAGCATATATAGCTTTACTACGTCGAATGTCAGTTCAGCATCAGAACTAGATTTTATTGTTAAAAATAGATCTAATGAAACAGATATTGTATTTTTTGAAGATGATTCTCAGATAATTGTAGATTTTTACATGGAAGATTTAGTTTCTAAAATTATTGGGGAAGATGGTTTAAATAAAACGATAGAAAAGTTTGTATCTCCTGAAAAATCAGAAGGAGATCAAACAACAATAAATGACGACGTTCTATCATATGCTTTAAATAATATGGTTAATTTATATTCTATAGACAATATAAATATTTTTTCTAAGAAGAGAAAAGGAATTCCATCTGAAATAATATCAACGCAAGATCTATCTTTAATTGATAATGGATATGAAAAAGACTCTGACTTTACATATAGAATGCATGGTCAAAAGCCACTGAATTTTAGACTAATATATAATAAAAAGCTAGGCTACACTTATAGCTTGAGAGCTTTGATAAAAATACAAGCATAAAATGCCAATCAATATTAAAGAAATATTGTATCCTAGTGATACCGATTTTATTAAGTGGGAAAAAGTAAATTATAACTTTGACCAAATTCTTACCAATGGCGGTAAAGAAGGACCTAAAGGAGTTAAAGGAGACTCTGGATCTATTGGTGCTTCTGGCATTAAAGGAGATCAAGGTGTTAAAGGAGATCAAGGCGTTAAAGGAGATCAAGGATCTTCTATAAACTATTGGGATAGAATGCAGCATTCACAGCATAATGCATTTATAGTTAAGCCAAAAGATGACACTAATGCTGAAGAAACTGCCGTCTTTATTGGTGATACTTTATATGAAGAAGGTATAAATAATGGAGATATTGATGTCAACTCTCAATTAACCATCGGACAAAGTAGTGTTTTTTCGTATGTTCAGAAATGGTTACCTTATGGAAATAATTTAGAAAATCTAACTATTAGAGGAGAATCTACGAGTGATTATAATGGTAACGGTACTCCAGGTACTAATTGGATTATTCAACCAGAAACAGGTTCAACATCAACTAAATTGTCAATACAGTCTCAAGTTATTTCTTTAAATGGATACCAATCTATTGAAATAGCAAATAGCAATGGAGTTAACTTTTTAGCCGGAGGAGACGTAACTATAGATCCTAATTCTATATTTAATGGTACCTCGGTTTTTAATAATAATGTTACCATTAATGCAGATTTAGATGTTGGTGGAGAATTATCAGTTGGTGGAAATTTATCAAGTTTTACCGGTAATGGAGGAATACTAATTCCTAACGGTACAACTGCAGAAAGACCAATTCCCGATGTTGGTATTATTAGATTTAACACATCTAAAGACAAGTATGAGGGCTATCATGGAGATGGAGCATGGGTAGATTTTAATAGATTATCAAACCCTTCAAAAACTTCATATATTTCTATACAGGGTGATTCTGATTATGCAAATTCTGCTAATAATGAAGCAAGTATTACATTAGGCGGTGTTGAAAAGGTAAATATAGGTGGAGTTTTTGGTGGAACTGATTCTATTTCAAGTGTTATTAGATTAAATGATAGGGCAGTTGTTTCCGAAAAAATTTATTTAAATTCAACGGGAACTACAAATACTACATCTCCAGGTATTACTTGGAAGCCAGGCGGTCAAGGAAATCTACAACTTGGAATCACAGCTGCACTAAGTAACAATACTACTATTTCAAGAAGAACACTTGGCGACTATTTCGAATGGATACCTATTAATGTAGATAATAAATGGATGGTTCCTTTAAGCAATCAATCTTTTTGGTTTGATAATCCAACTCAAGGAAATGATGTAATTACAGGGGTTAATACATATGTTACTAATGATATTTTTACAAGTGGTAGTACTGGACAAACTAAAATATCCACAATTGTTGATTTGGGATCAAGTAACCTTAGAATGACTAAAGTTGGAAATATGGTGACTGTTTGGGCTAGATTATCGTTTGATATTCTTACTTCTAGTCATATTAGTAATTTTACACAGGTTGATAAAGTTTCATCTAATGATGCTTTAATTGGAGATTCTAGTATTGCTAACGATCCCTTTTTAATTAACTTAAGAAGGTTTGCTAATTTAAAGAATGCATTTAGCCAAATAATGTTTCCAATAAGGGCTAATCTATTAAATTATGGGGCAGACGATACTAATGATGATGTTCAACTATGGGGTTTTATAAAACCAGGAACTACTCAGATAGCGTTAGCAACCCAGTCTCAAAATCCTTCAGGTTCAGATACAGTAACAACAATTGTTGACAGTGGAGATATATCAAAGGCATTTGCAACAAATGCACCAATAGAACTAGAGTTTACCTTTTCTTATCCAACCGATACAAATTCTTGGGAAACCATAAACATTGTAGGTGGAGGAAACATAGGTGGAGGCGGCCCATTATAATAACTATATACATGCTTAAATTAATTAACATATTTAACTGGATTAAATCTTTGGATAAAAATACTCTTGCTTTTATTGCTGGAGGAGTTTTAGTTATGTTTATGATGCAACAGTGCAATCGTATTGATAATTTAAAAGAAGATCTTAGAAAAACTGAAATGCTTGCAGAAACTAATTTAAATAATTATATAGCTGCTAATGATTCTATTAGAAATTTTAAAAACAAGAATGGAGATTTAGTTTCACAAATATCTAGTTATCAATTTGACATAAGCGATTTGCAGAAAATAAACAAAGATCTTACTTCTAATTACATAGATGCTTTATCTCTAAATGAAGAATTAGAAGGTGTAAAAAGTTTATTAATGAGTGAAATTCAAATTAGAGACAGCATTATTGCAGCAACTACCACTACGCAAGTAAATGATTCTACTGCAGTTATTAAATTTCAAAGAAATGATGATTTTGGAAATGGTAATTCTAGAAATATTTCAGGTTCTTTAACAGTAATGAGAACGCTAAAGGGCTGGAATTCAACCAATGTTTCTTTATTGGCTAATCAAAATTTAACTCTTAGGGCGGCTATTGAAAATATAGAGGGTATAGATCAAGTTAAAATTTCAACTTCATATCCTGGATTAACTATAGGATCTATTGAAAATATAAATTTGATAAATAATAAACTAAACAATAGATCAAAAGAGAATACAGGAGGCTGGTCCGGAGGAATAGGAATCGGATATGGCGTATCTTTAACGAACGAAAAAACAATAGGAATAGGACCAACAATTAATTTTGGATTATATTGGTCTCCAAAATGGTTAAGATTTTAATATGGCACAATCATCAACATACTTTAGAATCGATGAAGATGTACTCTTAGAATTCATCTATCACGATCAATCCAACCCAACGAATTATGATATTGAGGTTGATGATAATGGTAGTGAGATCAAGGTTCTTGATACTGTTTCGGGAGATTCTTTTTCAAAGAGACATTTAATACACGAGCTTGGAGGTGAAGTCGTTAATTTTGATGTGACATATACCAATGGATATATAGCCATTGAAAACTTTGCTGCTAGAAAATTATTATTACAAGTCGGTAAAACATATAAGTTTAACTTAGGAGATGGGACTGGAAGCTATCTTCCAGATCCTAGTCTATTTAAAATAAATGGAGTTATTGGAACAAGTTCATATGCTGTTGTTGGTGGGAATACCATTTTAACATATAATCCAACATCATACGGATCTGTTGAATATTATTACGATAGTAGTTCTTTACTTTTAAAAGGTGGTGTAATTAATGTTTCGGAAAAAGCGAATCCTTTGTTTTCGAATCCAGATGAAGATACTGGAAACGATATTAGACATTCATCAGGTAGGTATCATGCAGTTCAAGTTCCTGGAGAAAGCACAAAATGGGCTCTTCTAGGTTATGATTCAACAGGACAATATCAAACATTTAATTATATTAATAATAACTCAGGTTGGTTAGGTGGTAATGAAAGTGATTTATTAAGTTCACAGACCAATGCATCTAATGATATTAATTTTATAAGATATGATTCTGTAAGGCTTCATTTAAGAAGCGGTTATAATTTTGCAAGTAGAAACTATGAAGGTTTTCTATTTCAAATATTAGCAGATCGCAATGGAGGAATTCAAAATAATCTAACACAATTAGTATACTTAAATCAATCTAACTACGAAATATCTAATCCTAAACCATTTATTTTAGGAGAGACTTTATTTGCTAAATTCATAGAGATTAAAGTTCCAACTGTTCTGGCTAATCAAAATCCACAATTTAATGATTTTTTCTATGGTAATAATACAGGTGGAAGCTCTGATCTAGATCCTTCATCAAATTATACTATAAAATTTAGCTTGATCGATAGGTTATCTACAGAAATGGGGTATGACTATATTTATTTAGGAGAAGAAAATGAATTTAGTGTATCTAGAGAAGATGAGTACCAAGACTTTACTGCCGTTGTAGAAGAAGCTACTGATGGAGATTATTTTAGAATTTATGGAGAACGTGATGGCAGTTCAAGTGCATTTGAGGCATATATCAATAATAGAATTAACACTAGTTCTGATGATATTATTGTAATGTATGACGTTGAGCAATATGAACAAATTGGCTTAAGTCAAATTAAAACATATGACACCACCTTTACACAGGTAGAAGATTTTGATACTCCAATCATTTTTAGACCAGTTGTACTGAATGCAAGTACCGCAGTTAATTTCTCAATAGATGTTACTATGAGAATTTATAATGAAACTGATAATACTCAAATTGTAAAGAGGGCAAGTTTAACCTATCCAAAGGTTGGAAAATATGGTAAAAAGTTACAAGCTGTTAAGATTTCGGGAAGGAATACTATCACCGAAGTATTTAATACTTTACCTAATCTATCCCAAAACAGAAGTGTTAGAGATGCTATAATTGCTTCTATTCCTAGAACAACTAAAAACGTAAAAACTTTTATTGAAAGACATAATATTGTAGCTACTCAAAATTCTGTTCAAATATCTAATGAATCTGGTTCTAGTGTCTTAGAAACAATTGAAGATGTTGATACTCCAAACTATGTAAATGGAGAAGATTTAGTTATTTCAATAGCACCCTTTACATCCTACTATAAATTTAAAATCGCGAAAAAAAGAGGAGATGATTTAGAGTTAATCAATTTTGATGCTGTTGAAAATATTACTTTAAATTTTGTAGATGGTAATGTTCGTAAACGGTTTAATCATGTTCCTAATAAAAATATAGATATTAATTCTGGAGAAATATTGTTTAGAATAGACCAAGGTAATATTTCTGAAATTAGATCTATGTCAACTACAACATTCTATATTGCGTTAGATAATGGCAGTGAAGAGACTATGATTTTTAAAGGTAATTTTGAAATTGCATAATGATTTTAAATAGTAGAAATAATACCTATGATTTTAGGTTTCCGAGAAACTTTATTCCGGAAGAGGTAGCTAACAAGTATCGTAAATATCTAAATAAGATACCCGGTAACTTAATGGCAGAACCAATAGACTTTGTTAACTATTCAGTACAAGGTATTAATGTTCCTGGAATTTCATTTGATCCAGTGACACAGGCTGATAATGACGGTACGACTAGATACCACAGAGGAGCTGTACCTATTCAAAACACAGTTGAGCGACAGTTTACAGTTACAATGCAATTATTAGATGGATTTATAAACTATTGGATCCTTCAAGACACTCTACTATATTATTATGCAAGAAGTACTAAGGAGGCGTTTACTCAAGATTTAACTCTAAGAATATTAGATGCAGAAGGTGCAAGTGTTGCTTATTTAAAGTTTGAAAAGCCAATTATGAACTCAATAAATGAGCTTAATCTTAATATGAGTGAAAATATAGCAGAATTTAGTACTTTTGAAATCACATTCTTTTATAACAAACTAAATTTGGAACTTGAAATAGACTAATATATACATTATGAGAAAGGACATTAGAACATTTAACGAATACTTAGCAGAGCAGTCAGTTACTGAAGACGATCTAAGAATTTTAACAGAAGGTTTACAAGAAGAATGGAGCCCAGAGTTAGAGGAGAAAGTAGATGCAGCATTAGATGAATTTATGCTAGAATATACCAATGAAGATGGTATTGTAGATATTAATAGATTTAATGATGAGTTAACTAATGAGGGTCTACTTGGATCTATTTTTGGAGGGCTTGCTGGATTTGCTCTTGGAAAATCAGTTGGTAAATTAGTAGCAAAAGTTTTAGGTATTGAAAAAGGAGTATTCTATGACCTTTTAACTTCAAGATTAGTAGGTGCTGCGTTAGGCGCTGCTCTTGGAAAAAACATGTAAATGAATTATTTAGCTATTGATTATTCCCTTAATTCACCGGGAATATGTCTTTATAATGATAAGAGTAAGCGTTATCATTTTATTTCTTATATGAAGCCAGGTACTGGTACTAAAAAAGATCAAATTCTTCAAGAGGAAATGTCTTTATTAAAAGATTTAACTCTTGTTAGTCAGCCTGATTTTACAAAAGAACATGAATTCTCAAGTGTCGAGCTATCTAAAATAAAAAGATATGATAGGATGGCTGATGATATTATCAATTTAGTTTTACAAGACAGTTTTTCAGGAGAGCCTTTTATAATTGCATTTGAAGGTACATCATATGGTTCAAAGATGGGAACTAATAATATGATTGATATGGCTGCCGGAGCAGCAATCTTAAAACTAAAGCTTCTTAAGACTCTAAAACCCGAAGACCTAATGACCATCGCTCCAACCTCGATTAAGAAGTTTGCTGGGAAAGGAAATATGAATAAGTCTCAATTATTTGAAGCCTTTTTAGAAAATAGAATTGAGGATAAAAATCTAGAGAAAAGCCCTTTATATTCTTGGATAAAACAACAAGAGTTTGGGAAAAAGATTCCAAAGCCCCTTGATGATTTAGTCGACGCTTTCTTCCTGACAGCAATGATTTCTAGAAGCCTGGAAAGCTAACCTTATCTCTCCTTCAAAGACCTGAAAGTTATATGCACGCTTTGAAAAAATGTTTCAAAAAAGTTCTAAAACTTAAGTGAAACTATCAAAATAAGAGATATATAATATACGATGATGTTTAATACTAACAATCGACTGGCACTAAATTCTAAAAGTCAATAGCCCAAATTAGGGAATGTTAGAACGCATAAGTTCAAAAAAGAATAAGTGTCTTGTCCTTGTAAAGTGAAACATTATTATTTAAAGGTATATAACATACACAAACATTAACAGTATTAAAGGTTTAAATTTTAAGTATTATGGCAGATTTTGACATTTTTAATTTGGGTGTAGAAGACGTAGAAACGCATCAGCCCCAAGCAAGTTCATCAGCAAATGAGGTTTATAAACCAACAGCAGATGACGGCAAAGACGGAACTTATAAGGCACTTATTCGATTCGTTCCAAATCCAGAGAATCCACGTAATTCTCTTATTCAAAAATACGTACATTGGCTAACAGATGCTAATGGTAACGGTAAATTGGTAGATTCTCCATCAACAGTTGGTGAAAAATGCCCAATCGCAGATGTATTCTGGAAAATGCGCAACAGTGATAGCGCAGTAGATCGCAAAGCTTCTGAAAAGCTTAAGCGTCGCCAGCAATATTATTCTTTGATTAAAATTATTAAGGATCCACAAAATCCAGATCTAGAAGGAACTTACAAAGTATTTAAGTTCGGTTACAAAATCAAAGAAAAGATCGACGCTGAATTGAAGCCAGACTTCGGTGAACCAACTCAAGTATTCGACCTTTTTGAAGGTAAAAACTTCGAGTTGATTATTACACGACAGGGAGAGTACAATAACTATGATAAGTCTAAATTCTCTTCTTCTCGTTCAGCAATCACTATTAACGGAGAAGAAGCAGAACGCAGCAAAGAAGTTATGGGTACAATCAAAGGAGAGTTGGAAACTGCTCCATCTTTGGCAACTTATGACTATAAAGCATGGGATGGAGAAACCCGCGATTTCGTAAATGGCGTACTAAAAATGTACTTGAATCCAGGTGATGCAATTACAGAAGTATCAACATCTTCAGCTCCAAAAAAGACAGAGCCTAAGAAAGAAAAAGTCGCAGAGGCGGTATCATCAAGTTCGACGACTACAACTGATGTCTCTAATGAAGACGATCTAGATTCTTTCTTGAATGACCTCGACATCTAATCAACTTACTGAAGAGCTTAGATTAAAGATTATGAAAGCGCTGAAAGACGTATGTCTGACGGCACATTCAAACCCCAATAAGCAAATGCTAAAGGACATGCCTGGTAGAATTACTATGGCATGTCCTTATTGTGGGGATTCGCATAATGACGATACTAAAAAGAGGGGTAATATGTATTGGGACACGCTCCAATATCATTGTTACAACTGCGGAACTCACACAGACGTTAAGACCCTTCTAAAGGATCACGAGGTAAGACTTCCTAATTCAGAGGACTCATTTACGATAATTGACTATATCAAACACAATCGATCAGTAACATCACAGGCAGACACACTAACACACTCAGTATTTCAAAGTGTAAGTGACTTAGCAATAACAGTCGATGAGTTTAAAAAAGGATTTGGTGCGAAAGAAATAGAACCTGGAGATTGGATTTGGCTCTACTTAAAAAAGAGATTGCTTCATAAAAAAAGCGAAGAGTTTTTATTTAGCACAAAAGACAATCGTTTATGGATTCTTAATTTTACTGGAGACGGTAAGATTATGTCTGCTCAAAGTAGAAGAATGAAAGGCAAGGGTAGTAGATATTTAACGTATGATTTGCCTAAATTATATGAAGAGCTTGGTAAAGAACTAGAGCTATCAAAGGAGGAATTAGAAAAAGTAACAAAGTTATCAACACTATTTGGTATTATGCAAGTAAACTTTCAGCGTCCAGTAACTATGTTTGAAGGTCCAATTGACGCCAAGTTCATGACTAATAGCATTGCGTTAGCAACAGCAGGTCGCAACACTGAAGAGTTCGATGAAATGGCAACCGTTAGGTATATGTTTGATAACGACGATACTGGTAAAAAGAAAATGATGGAAAAACTTAAAAAAGGCAGATCTGTTTTTATGTGGTCTAAATTTCTAAAAGAAAATAAATTAGATACATATGATATAAAAGATTTAAATGACTTGGTCATTAAGTGCTTTGAATTAAGTAATCCTGCAATTAAGGAATTAGATAAGTATTTTACATCAAGTCAATTAGATCTATGGTACGTTTAGAAGATATTACTGAAATGGTTGATAATGATTTAGATGATTTCTATAAAGACCGAGACAGGTTTAAAGGATTAAAAATGCTATTAGGATTTGGAGCTTCTGAGTATTCTCATGAAGAGTCAAATATCCAAATAAACAATCCTAAATATAAGAAAAAACTGAAAGCAAGTAAGTTTATTAAAAAAGGAGGAAATAAAGATAAATCATTATTTTAAATGACAAATAGTAAAGAAAAAATACTAGCACTTGATAAAAAATTAAGTGACCAACGGTCCGAATGGACTAAAAAGATAGGAGATCTATCTAAGTCTCTTAGGTATATAAATGGAATGGAAGATACTATTGCGATGGTTCTTTCAAATAGACAAATACTAATTGATCAGATAGCATATATTAATGTAAAAATAAAAGAGCAGCAAAAAAAATTAGCTGAAAGGTATCGAGAAGCTTACATTAGGTATTATGAATATGATTATAAATTAGGAGAAAAACAGAAAGAAAAATTCTTAGAAGCAGATTTAGCTGACGATAATATTATTTTATCACATCTTCAAAATCAACTAGAATTTTTTAGAGAATCGGTAAAAACTCTAGATAATATGGGTTTTGCCATCCGAAACAGATTAGCACTTAAAGATCTGTAATAGGTAAAGAAAAAAACTGTGCCATGAATGGAGCTCAGTTTAACCGAAAACAATCAACTACTAAGGATAGATGAGGCAACTTCACTAGAACTAGAACAGTTGAATATTTCACTAACAAAAAGAATTGACTCGTGGAGATTTAATCCACTTGTCAAAAAAGGAGTGTGGGATGGTTATATTTCTTATGTAAAAGATGATAAGTGGATTCCAGCCGGATTATGGAAAGAAGTTATGGACATATGTAAAGATTATGGATATGAACTTAAAATTAATGGAATTTCTAGACTATTTGATAAAGAAATTACCCCGGATGGATTTGAAGAATGGGTTCTAAACTTTTTTAAAGATTCAGAGATTACACCTCGCGATTACCAAATAGAAGCAGCATTTAATATTTTAAAATTTAGAAAATGTCTTTCAGAGCTTGCGACCTCTGCAGGTAAGACGTTAATTTCTTTTTTAACAGTTGCATATATCCTAGAAAAACAAAAAGCCGAAAAGATTTTATTTATTGTCCCAAACGTTTCACTTGTAATACAAGCAAGCGAAGACTTTATGGATTATAATTACAAAAATCAAGTAAATATAAAAATACAGCAAATTTATAGCGGTCAAACAATTAGAGCAGGTCGGAATGTAGTAATTGGGACATATCAATCACTAATTAAAAAGAAAAATGAATATTTTGACCAATTTGACGCTGTAATTATCGATGAGACACATAAAGCAAAATCTCAATCTATTAAAACAATTTTATCAAAATGTAAAAATGCAGAATATAGATATGGTCTTTCTGGAACCATTCCAAAATCAGGAACTCTCGATAGGCTAACGTTAATGGCATATACCGGACCTCTTATTACTGAAGTAAGCGCAAATTTTCTTCAGAATGAAGGACATATTGCAAAATGTAACGTAAAAGTTATTGAAATGGATTATGCTCCTGACGGTGCAAAAGAGGCATTTCGCGAAATGGCACATAACAAATATGAAAATAAAGACGTATTTAAATTTGAACAAAATTATATTATTAATTCACCAGGCCGCCTTAACTTTATTTGCAACATTATTTCCAGAGTACGCGGCAATTCCCTTGTACTTTTCCACCGCATTGAGCATGGCCAAAAAATATACGAAAAGCTTAGACAGGAGAGCGATAAAACGATTTATTATGTTGATGGTGGAACCGATAAAGACATACGCGAAGAATATAAAAAGAAAATGGAAGCAGGAGATGAAGTTGTTATCGTTGCCAGCTATGGTACCTTCTCTACCGGTATTTCAATTAAAAAGATTCACAATATCTTCTTTACGGAATCGTTTAAATCAGAAGTAATTATTAGGCAGTCTATTGGTAGAGGACTTAGACAGCATGAATCAAAAGACAGTGTTACGATTATAGATTTTGTCGATGATATAACTTCACCGGACTGGGATAATTATTTAATGAGGCACTCAAAGGCTAGACAAAAAATTTATAAAGAACAAAAGTTTAAATATGACATCAAAAAGGTTAAATTTGATGGAGATATATAAAAGGTAACATAATCATAAAATAAAGTATTATACAAAAATGAATACATTACGATCGTTTGACGAATACACTAAAATTAAAAACGAAAAGGCAGCTGCCGAGCTAGAATCTAAAAACAATCAGGTTAGAGAAGAATCGGCTAGGAGTTTTAGAGATCTATTATCAGAATATGGAGTAACTAAAGTTTCTGAACTAGAAGAAGAAAAAAGAACAGAATTCTTTTCAAGACTAGAAGGCACTGATTTAAATGAATCACTTTCACTAGTAGAAGAAGGAACAAGATCATTTTTTGGAAAAATAGATAGAAAAGGAGACATCGAAGCAGTATATATGCACTACGATGGATACCCAGAAAACATGTTACCCTTAATAAAGAAAGGATATAGTGGATCAAAAAAGAAAAACATCTACACTGTTTTAAAAAATGGAGCAGGTTCTGGACTTGATTCAGACCCAAACTCAATTAACTACTATAATGACGGTGAAGATCCATTAACGGGTAATGCTGGAGCAATTAGAACTTTTATAGGAGATGCTAAACAGTCTTGGGCAGAATTCATATATCTATACGACGAAAGAGATAATAAATGGTATATGGCAGATACCTATGAAGATGATAATCTAAGACCTGCTTTTGAATCATACAGTGTAAATGAGGCAGTAATTGTAACGGGTAAAAGAGATGCAAAAAAAGTAGCAACTCAATATAATCATATTTTCAATAAAAGATACCCTGCAATTTTAGATCTTAAAAAATATGATGGTGGAGATGCTCTTCGAGGAGCAATAAAAGTTATTTTTAACGCAGCGATGGTTGACGCAAATTTTCATAGAGAAGCAGCAGCTTGTTCAAGAAGAATTAAAGGATCTTTAGGATCTATTGTTGTTCCAGTTGAAAGTTTAGGAGGAATTGAAGTTAACATATCTTCTAGAAAACTTACCGATGAATTAGAGTATAATGAATCAAGTAGAATTTCTAATGCTGCTAGTTGGAGTGGACTTGCAATTGTAGAAGGTACAGCATTGTACTTAGACCAAATTGGAGATACTAAAATTGCTCAAGAATTAATTAACACTTTTAATACGTTATTTGATAGTTTACAAATTCTAGAATCTAGAGTAAAAGAAGGTAATGAATTTGGTGCGGCTAGGGCAAAGGCAATCGCTAAAGGAGATAAAACTTTTAAAGTTGGAGATGAAGAATATCCAGTAAAAAATGTGGATAAAGAAGATAAAGAAAATGCGAAAGAATTTGCTGGAGAATCTGTAACAAATGAAGCCAAGAAATATAAAGCAAGCGACATTATTGACGCATGGGATTCAGCGTATGGCGAAGACATTCTACAAAGCGATCATATGGATGTAATTGACGATATTGAAAATGATTATAAAGGTAGAGTTACTGTAAAAGATTTAGAAGAAATCTTTGACGATAGATATGGTGAAGAATTAGATAGAGATTTCTTATTTGCATTAGGAGAATCTGTAACTAATGAAACTAGATTTTATGCATTCCATAATGGTAAAAAGCATGAATTTGAAGCAGAATCTTTATGGAAAGCTAAACAAAAAGCTATTACAGATTTAAAAGTTAGAAAAAAGGACGTTGGTATGCTAGCAATTGTACCCGCAGATCAACATGATGAGTTTTCAAAAGGTAATAATTCAGAGTTTGCATTCGAATCAACTGAAACTGTAAATGAAGGAGAAATTAAGTCTGACGAAGAATTTAAAGAATATGCATTTACAGTTCTTCAAAAAGCATTTGGCGAAGACTTTGACGAAGGTAAAGCCCAAGAAGTGGTTGATGGTATACTATCAAAAACAGATGGTGATTACGGAGCAGCAGTAGGAATGTTGACCTCATCGCTAGGATAATAATAAGTAATAAGATGAAATTATTTACATACCAAGAATTTTTAAATGAGAAAGCATCAGGGTTTAACAGCGATGATCTTGTATTAGAAGGCGGAGCTGCAGGCCATATGAGCCATCCATTTGATGATAAGTCATTAACATTTGGAGATTTTAAAAAATTAGTTGAAGTTGGTCTGCAAGGTGAATTAAATTTTGAAGAAGAAGCTACTGAAAAGACAGATGGTCAAAATCTGTTTGCTACAATTCAAGATGGTGAAGTAAAATTTGCTAGAAATAAAGGAGGTTTAAAATTTCCAATGAATCTTACGGAGTTTAAGGAAAAGTTTGAAGGACACTCAAGTAAAGGAGTACAAGATACTTTTCAATTTGCAGCAGAGGATTTAGCATATCAACTAATAAAGCTTTCAACAAAAGATCAAGAAGTTTTTAACAATGGTAAAAACTTTATGAATATGGAGCTGATTTACTCGAAAAATCCAAATGTAATTAGGTATGACCGAGATGTAATTCAATTTCACGGCATTAAAGAGACTGACGGTGAAGGTAATATTATTGGTGATGTTAAGGGTTCAGCAAAGGCAGTTGCCGATGCTTTGTCTAAAGTACAGGCAAATATTGGGAAAACATTTACGATTATTCCTCCACAAATTATAAAGCTAGCAAAAGATATTAACTTTGAAGAGAATAAAGATAAGTTTTTTAAAAAAATTGAAGCTTTAAGAAAACAATACAATCTTGAAGATTCTGATGAAGTATCTAGATACCATGAGGCTTGGTGGAGAGAACAAATCGAAAAATATTTTGGAGAATTAACACAAGATGTTAAAGAAGGTCTTCTTTTAAGATGGGCATATGGCGATAAGCAAACTTTAGATCTACGATCAATTGGTAAATTAGTAGATAAGACACAACTTGCTGCAATTAAAAAGTTTGATAAAGAAGATGTTAAAAAGAAATACAAAGAAAACATTAGACCTTTTGAAGATCTTTTCTTAGAATTAGGATCTATTATTTTAAAGAATGCCTCTAATTTTGTAGCAGCAAATCCAAGTGAAGAAATGCAAAGATTACATAAACATTTTAGAGAAGAAGCTGCAAAGATTAAAAAAGGAGGAGACATAGATCAAATTAAAAGAGTAGAAACTGAACTCACAAGACTAGAAAGAATTGGAGGAATCGAATCAGTAGTTCCTTCCGAAGGACTAGTATTTATATACAAAGGAAAAACCTATAAGCTAACTGGAACTTTTGCTCCATTTAATCAACTTTTAGGAATAATAAAATATGGTAGGTAAAATGAAACACATAATGATATTCGAACAATTTGTAAATGAAGCTAAATCTATAGATAGGGATGAAATGATGGTATGGTTAGAACAATATCTTGATTTTGTAAGTCAATCTGAAGAATTCAATGGCTCTCCTGGTGGAATATGGATTTCTGGAGAAAATGGAGACGAGTACAAAGGTAAAAGAATTTATGACTACTATTCAATGGACCACAAAAATAGAATATTTGGGGTAGACAAAAGGTGGGAAAAAGAACTTAATAAAAGAGGTTGGTATAGTGAATGGCATGATGCAGGAACTGTAATGATTTGGCCTAATTAAAAGAAACTATGGCACTACAAAATTTAAGAACATATTATAGCGAAAGCAATATTAATGATTTTCAAAAAATGCTAAATCTAACCTGCGTTGTTGCAGAAAAGATACAAGCGTCTTCTTTCCATGTTCAAAAAACTGATAAAGGATATAATTATCATAAGAGTGGAAATAAATCACCAATGGATAAGGTTGATAGAACAATTGTAAAGTACTATGAAAATGCAGTGACCTATTTTGAATCACAGCCCGATCATATTAAAGAGCAAATGCCTTTAGACTGGAGATTTGGATTTGATTATATGACCGATTCAAAAACAGTCAATATAAAGTACGACAGAATACCTAAAAATAATTTGATGCTTTCACATATACAAGTAATGAGTCCTAATGACCCTACTTTAATAAAGAAAGTAATCAGAGATCCTAAAATCTTAGAAAAGTGGGCTGACATCCTAGAAGTACAAAGACCTCAAATTTTACACCAAGGAAAACTTTCTGATTATCAAAAGGATGAGATTACAAAATTACTAAATTTAAGCGATACTGATTTCGATGCACAGTTTGAGTCTCTAAGCTTTTCTAGAAAAATGTATTCTATATTTAATAGAGGATTAAATTCAACTGCTCTTAATGAAGATTTAGATGGTGAGATTGATTCAATTATTATTAATTTTTTCGAAGGTAAAAGTGTAAAGAGTTTTAAGATATGTCAAGGAGAAGATCTTATAAAAGAAAACAGAAAACCATCTGACATATACCAGATAGCACTACTAGATTTAGTTGAATATTTTACAACATATGATATTGAAAACCTAGAATTAAACGAAAATGATTCTGACAAAAGATATATTGAACTAATCTCTCAATTATTTAATGCATATGTTGATAAAAACGCAACCAAATATATTGGAGTTAAATTTGAGTCTGCTGAATTTTCTGACTCACCAAGTTTTTCACTAAACACTAAGTTTATCACTAATGAAAAAACAATAGAGTTAGTAGCTAACCAGGTGCTAGAAGAATTATATAAAATTGCGCTAGGTTCTTTTAGAAAAAGAAGACTTAAAGAAACTGAAATTATTAACAATGACTTAATGTCTCAAATTAACGAGATCGTTGATAAAATAGAGTCAGTTGTAATGCTTCAAAACAATGAATCAAATCTCATGAGCTTTAAAACATTTTTAAATCACGAAAACCTAAAACATCAAGTAAGTCCTATTACTGAAGCACTGACTGTTAGTTACCCTAAACAAGGTAAAAAGCCAGTAAATATGTTTGTTGGTCGCTTTCAGCCATTTACATTGGGACATGCTAAGGTAATAGAAACTATTAACAAACAAAATGGTTATCCAGTAGTTATATTTTTAATTAAATCAAAGACTAAAAAACCAGAGGATGCATTTAAGAGACCTTATGACGAGGAAACTCAAATTGCAATGCTTAATCAATTAAAGTCAAAGTATCCTATTGAAAAAGTTTATGTTCTTCCAACTGCTGGCATAGACCACATGTTTAATGCAATGAGGGCAGACGGCTATGAACCTGTACTTTGGGGTACTGGAACTGATAGGCTTAAAACTTATTCATACCAAGTAGATAAACCAGAATATAGAGAAGATCTCGGAGTCAGAGATGATTTTGGTCTATTCGAGATTCCAAGAACTGGTAAAAATATTTCAGCAACTCAAGTAAGAAATGCAATGCTTGACAACGATGAAAAGCTATTTAAAAAATTAACTCCTAAGCAAATTCATGGAATGTACAATGAGCTAAAAACAAAATTAGAAGACAGCGTGTCTACTAATGAATCGGAGTTTTTAACATTTGAAAAATTTATAAAGAATATATAAAAAAATAAAACAAGCAATAAAATGATTGATTTTAATGAATTTTCTCGCAATCTAAGCGAGTCAAAGAAAATCGTTGTAAAAAGACAATATACTGAAAATCACCCAGCAATTACAATTGGATTTGCAGCAAAGGTAAGAAATAAAATATTGTCAACTGTTGGAACAACAACAATTACAAGCGAAGATTTTGAAAAATTAGTTTCTGAATTTTCAAAAAGTGCCCCAAAATGGATCTCTAGGAATTCTAGATATTTTAATGTTTCTGAAGATGGAGTATCACTATCAAAAATAGGGTCTAGAGCGCTGTCGGTATTAAATATTAATGAAGAAGAATCTGAAGAAGAAATTACTGAATCTTTTATGATCGCAGAGGGTCAATTCTCATGGATGACACAAGATACTGAAGAGCAAATCGGTTCTGACAAAGAGAATACAATTGACGTTTGGATGTATGATAATAGAGGAAATTCTTGGTTTGAAGGTAAATACGAAGGCTATGGAGAATTCGGAGGAATGGACTATTATGAATTGCTTGCTAGAATGAATGGATATTCTGAAGAAGACTTAGAAGATAAAAGTCTTACGAAAAAAATCAAAATGGTTTCTAAATCTTTAAGAGATTTCGGTATTGCTATTGCATTTGGAAGTCTAGAAACAAGAGATAAAGGTAAAAAACCTCTTTTTCCAGCGCTCGTAACAACTGCTAAATATAACTGGAAAAGACATGATTTTACCAAAGAAGCAGCATCGGATCCAAACCAGTCATGGTATACTGGAGGTGATGAAGACTATTATGATGACTATGATGGTTATGACGAATCTAAGATTTGTGAGGCTCGTGTAGAAATGGATGCAGTAGATCCAGATGATAAAGACTTCTTAAAATTCTTAAAGAAAAATAGAGTTAAGATCACTGATAAAATGATGGATGGTCCAGGTGGAGGTCACCCGGTAATTACAATGCAAGGTAAAAGAAAAGACCTTGAAAAGGTACTAAGTGATTGTGACTATGGATGGTGTGATGATGGATTAGCTGAGTATATTGAAGAATCGGCAATTAACGAAGGTATTCATCCTAAAATTAAGAAAGCTATCAAGGCTGTTGAGAAAGGTGAAACCGTTTATGGTGAGAATATCAGATTCCCTGGTAGATTTAAGATTATAGAATTTTCACCGACTGGATCAATGGCTACAGTAGACTATGAAGATGGTAAAGGACCAATGGACATGGTTTCAATGAATATTAAGCTTGATTCTTTACAGTTTGAATCAGTAACTACAGAGGGTAGAGCATTTGTTGCGGCTGCTAAAAAAGCAAAAGACGATGGAGACAAAGAATTTGAATTTGATGGTAAAAAATATCCAGTAACAATTAAAGAAGGTAGAGCATTTGTTGCGGCTGCTAAAAAAGCAAAAGATGCTGGAGATAAAGAATTTGAATTTGACGGTAAAAAATATCCAGTAACAATTAAAGAGGATAGAGCAGTAAGTGAAGGTAAAGAAGAAAAAGAAGCTAAAAATATTTTACTAGATCTTTTAGGAGAATATGATCCATGGGAATTAGCTGACATGTTACCTGATGATGCTAGAGAAACAGTTGCAACTTATGGACATAAGGGTGCTAAGGCTGAAAAAATAGCAACTGCATTATTATCAATGGCTCAAAATGGAGAATTTGAATCAAAGAGAAACAAAAAAGAGGACAAATTCATATATGAGTCTTTTAAATCATATGTACAATCTTTAAGTAATAACACAGTTAATGAAGCATTTAAGTCTTCAAAGCTACAGTCTATTCTAGCAGGTGCAAAATCAATGCCAAAGAATCTAGCAAAGTCATTTTATTCAATGTCAAAACTTCAACTAGATAAAATTGAAGATATTGATATTATTGAAATGGATCCAATTTCTGCTAAAAAAGAAAAAAGAAATAGAGCTGTATATTTTTACTTTACAACAAACGAAAAAGAAAACCCATATGCAAAGTCATATTCATATGGTGTAAAAAGTATTCCTGGAAACACACTACTTGCAATGACAGATGGCAAGAATCAATGGTTATCTACGGGATGGATGCGAGGTGAATCAACAGTAACAACTTCAAAAAGAGATGATAGTATAGGATTCTCAAAATCAAGTACACAGGATGAATGGGGTTCAGGAATATCAAGTCTAACAAAAGTTGCAGAATTAGCCGACAGAGCGTATGTATTAGATCTTGACGTACTAGATGCAAGATACTCATCATCTGCAAAAAGAACTGAAAGAGAGCAATCTAAAAAAGGAGCAATTGCCTTCAAGTCTGATAAAGATTTTAGAAAAGAAAATAAGGACAGATACCACACAATTCTTGCAAATCGAGCAGCACAAATGCCAATAGACGCTGAAGTTTTAAAGGCCATTGATGTTGTTGCTGAGCAAATTAAAAATGGAATTGCTAATAAAGAAACATCTAAATACGGTGAACCGATTATTGGAACAGATCCTAAAGGAAGAAGTGTTTCTTTAAGAGATGCTTCGAACGCAATGTCAAATCTATTAGATGACTTTAGAAGATACGTAGACTATACAAATAACGCAGAACAAGAAAAGAATGCTGGATATGAAGGTAGTTATTACGAAAGAGAAGTTAAGAACTATGCAAAGTCTATTAAAGATAGAATTAAAAAGATTCAAAATATGGACTATGTCTGGTAAACTTAAAAAAGTTTTTTTTGAGTATTGGATTAAACCATGGCACTCATTGTAATCAAAACATTATATTATGAAACACGTAGAATTATTCGAACAATTTATTAGTGAGAATACCACTAAACTAACAGAAGCACTTGATGCAGGTGTAGTTACTAAAGTAGTTAAGTTGCAATTTGATATTAGCGATGAGATTAAAATAGACGATGAGGTTCTATTAGCCTTGGGCCCAGATGCAGTCGGTATGTTCTCAATCGCGGAAGATATTGAAAAGTGGACAGGCTTAAAAAAGGCCGAGGCTGAGGCATATGATACTAAACCTACTGATGCATTTCTTTATGGTATGTCTAACGTAATGAACGGCGGCGCTGATATGTTTTTGTGGATAACTATGGATCGTTTAAAAGGCGAGGCTGAAGCAAGCGGTAGCTTATTCGCTGCAATGATGGATGTTTTACCGCATGAGTGTTTTCACCTAGCTAAAAAAGTATTAGCTCGTCATCAAGCTAAAAAATTAGGAGTTTCTCTTAAAGGTGATGAGTGGATTAAACATGACTATGGTCAAGGAGAATACACGTGGCCTTCAGAAGGTGATCATAAGGATCCAATGGTAGTTATGAGCGAAGAAGACTTTGCATGGGTATATGGTTATATTACAAAAGCCGTAGCTCCTGTGTTTATTGAATTGGGTAAAACAATAATTCCTGAAATAGAAAATTTTGAAATATGAAACACGTAAAATTATTTGAACAATTCATTAACGAAGAAAAAATCAACGTTAAGAAAGAAGTTAAGAGACTTAAAAAAATGGGATACGATGCTTCAGAATGGGGTGATGGTATTATGGTTGACGGTGTAGATGCACCAAATCCGGATTGGGATGGAAAGGTAACAATGGTTTGGGACGAAGAAGGTATTTACAGCGATGATGAAAGATATACTGGAAACGATCATAGTTATGATAAATTCCTAGATATAATCGAGTATCCAGAGGACACTAAAGACGAGTGGGAATAAATTGTAAAAAATACGATTTAAAAATAAATTTAGCAATCAATGGAAGATAATGTAGAAGAAATGAACATAACACTAGCAAGTGTTGGTGGTATGGGAGCTGTAAAACTTCCAACTTCTACTGAGTACACAGGTACCGGAGATGTTCCAGCAGGTCAAGGAGATGCTAAAGAAGAATTTAAGAAAAAAAGAAAAAAGAAAAAAATGAAAAATATTCAGACTTTTGAATCATTTATTTCAGAAGAGTATGTAGAGCTTGCTGGATTTGATACATTTACAGAAAGGCTAATTGAAGAGTTTAAAGATTGGTATAAAGAAACTGCAAATAATTGGGAAGATTTTTCAAAAAATATGGCCGAAGATTCGGTTGATGAAGCTGCAAAAAATGCACAGATGGAAATCTTAGCATATCTTTCAAATGAAATGAATAAGGTGATTACTGATAGAAAGTATCGAGTAAAGGCAGACTTTAAATAAAAACTATATAAATGAAACATATAAAACTATTTGAAGCATTTGTAAATGAGTCTAGTGGTAGAATACCAACTACTCTTTATCCTTCTGAGTTTAGACAATATTTCTCAGATATAAACTATGACACTCTAAAGCGTCAATATGATAGAGATACTCAACCAGAAGTTGCACAAGCTGACAATGGAAAATGGTATGAAGTATCATCT